ATACTGAGGCTTGTGTAACTCCGATATATTCAGCAAGTTCTTGCTGTGTTATGTTGCGCTCTTCTAAAAGTCTGTTCAGATTTTCTGAAACGATTCTATTTATTTCGTGTTCTGTCATTTTTTTATTCCCCTTCCCGTGAGAGCATTATAATGTAAGAAGTTATAACGTGCAATACTAAAATTAAAAAAATATAACTTTAAGTATTGACAATAACTTTAAGTTATAATAGAATTAAGTCAACCCAAGGAAAGGAGGTGTCAACTTGAGAAACAAATTACAGATTAGCTTGGCGGCTGCAAGAGTAAATGCAGGAATGACTCAAGAAGAGGTAGCTAAAGAGCTACGAGTATCTAAGAGTACTGTTCTGAACTGGGAGAAAGGCAAGGTCAGTCCTAAATATGCTCAGTTCAAAATGCTATGCGATATTTATGATATATCAGAGGACTATATTTTTTTACCCTAGATATAACTTAAAGTTATATAACAAGAAAGGAGGCACAACATGATCACACCTATGCCTATAGATGAACGATTCATCTCGACTAGTGAGGCGTCAGAAGTTCTGCAAATAGATGAGCAAGTACTCCGCAAGCTAGGTCAGATGGGCTGTAAGGGCATCTACAAAATTGGCAAGCAGTATCGATTCCGATTAAAAGAGTTTGAAACAGTAAGCGTCGAACTATCCGAGAACATGGACAGACTGACGCAAGAAGTAAAGAACCTTGAAGAGATTTACAGAGAAAAGGTCGACAGGTTCGGCCTATTCGACAAAGCAACGAAGCAAGCACAGACGGAGTTCTACACCATGCTACGCGCACTAGAAATAATGAGGGGTGATACAGATGAGAGAGCTGTTTAGTTCGGCAAAGGACGTACTACTAGAGGCATGCGAGGAGAACGGCAACACACCTATACAGGAAGTAGTCGGGTGTATCAGCTTTGTGGCACTAATTCCGACACTGTGGATAGCCCTCTACATGCTAGGGGCGAGGTAAGGAGGTACATCATGAGCGCCATAATTAACGAGAAAATAATTGAGTACGGAGTAGCTCATAATCTCAATATCATAGGACAGTACGGTAGAGACCGTAAAGCTAGAGAGGTCAAATACTACACCGTCTCGACAGATACTGACATATTTCTAGGCAGAATCAAGCCTGACTGCACCTACGAGCAATTCCTCGAAAAGATAGCCATTAATGCTATCTCCGAGGCAGAAAGATTATATGACCTAACAAATGTTATGGAAGAAGAATATGCAGCACTGTGTGACGATTACACAGCTCTAAAAGAGGAGGCGACAGATGAATAAATCAGAGGTTGAACGCAGAACAAAAGAGATTGTAAGCGAGCTATCAATTATCGACAGCTTCCTAGCGGAAGGCAATATATGCCAGCCAAAATGGTGGCTAAACATGGAATATTCCATGTATGGGATTGTAGGCTTTATCAAAAAAAGCCGAATGTTAAAAGTACCCAACGGACTACATAAGAGGTTTGATGAGACAATCACTAATTATAGAGCTGAACTGATACAGGAGTTGGTAGAACTCAACAAGGAGGCAACCCATGATATTTAAAACATTCATTATCGGAATGGTGCTAGTAGGTATCACAGTGATACTCACAGAGCTACACCGCTACATGGTGTACAGCGAAGAGTTAGAGAGGGAGGAAGAAGGGTGGAATTAAGAACAGATATGACATTCACGGAAATGCTAGATGCTATATCGAGGACTATACCGTGCGTAAAAGCATGTCAAGACCGCTTTAAGCAAGTCAAAAAAGATTATTACAAAGCAATTGAGAGCGACCTAGAGAGAACGCTGTATTTAGAGGAAAGGGAAGTCGTTGACATTGCATTTAAATATGCGTTTGCAGAAGGATGGCTTGCGCATAAGAAGGAGGAAGAGCATGGCACTAAATAAAGAGCGCATATACGGCTACGCAAAGGCTTATCTAGAGTCAGTTACAACTCTGTTGAAAGACAAATCTGAAGAGGCTGAAGGTGACCGCCGTATAGGTGACGAGAACCTACTGAGGTCGGCTCGATACCAGTATGAGGACGATTTGAGCGAGTTAGAGGCACTTATAGAAGGTATCACAGATGATAAGAAGTGAGAAGTTATACAAGTATGCTGCGGAGTTCATCGAAGGCGAACTAAAAACAATCGATAGAGCATTAATGCGGACCGATAGCGAAGAGCGCCGAGACGAACTGCAGAAGAGACAGCACGAACTTATATGCGACCTGGAGGACATGGAAAAGCAAGGCTATATAGGAAAGAGCCTAGAGCAAGCAAAGAGAGTTAAAAAAGACGAAAGGAGGAGAAGGCATGCTGAACTTAGAACCTAAACACGAAAAGAAGAGCAGACTAGAGCGGTTCTTTGGCGATTTGCTAGGAGCAGAAAAGACAATACCTAGAACAGAATGTGATTGGATTGATCCGAGAATTCCGAGCGACGAAGAACTAGACAAGGTCGTTGACGAGTATCTAACAATTAAGCTCGTATCTGTTCCAGACAGCGACCTAGCTTTTATGGACTAAAAAAGAGCGCAGACCGAAGTCACGCGCTCCCTAAAAAACTCAAATACATTATACAGGAGGACAAGTAAAATGGCAAAACTACAAGGCGATTTTAGAAAATTCATGAATAAAAACTACTTGGGTTCGTGGGACATCCCAGACGGTGACGACCTAATTGCGACAATTGATCACGTCGAACAGGAGCAGGTCGAGAACGCGAAGGGTAAAGAATTGAAGTTGACTATCCACTTCACCGATAGAGCACTAAAGCCAATGATACTTAACTCTACAAACTCACAGCGAATCAGTAAAGTTGCTGGAACAACAAGAGTTGAGAAGTGGAGCGGAATCAGAATCGCAATCTATACCGAGAAGGTGAACGCATTTGGAACAACAACCGACGCACTCCGTATCAGAGACTATGCGCCTAAGAATAAGGAACTATTCTGCAACGAGTGCGGAGCGGAGATTGTCGCATCTGGCAAGTACACAGCTAAGGCGATTGCGGAGAGGGCAAAGGTTAAGTATGGTGAATACCTATGCATGGACTGCGCAATGGCCAGGGCAGAGAAGAGCACCGAACCAGAGCAGATTGAACCACTACAGGAAGAACAGACCGAGGAGGTATAGAGTATGGAGTTGGCAAAACAGCAGTTTATGGAGGGATACGAGCAAGGTATGACCGAGGCGATGGCAATTGCTAAATCTCATCCGGAGGCGTTCGGTTCAATGTTCGCAGCCTCGACTTGGAGGCACTGTAAGGAGCAACAGCCGACACTTACAGGCTATTACCTAACGCAGACCGAGCGAGACGGAACACGTAACATCCGAATTGCTATGTATAACGCAGAGGCGGAGAGGTGGCTCGCTCAAGATGTAAAACATTGGGCGTATTTGCACTTATATAACAAAGAAGATTAAAGGAGATAGATCGTGAAGACAACAAAAATAAAGATTAGAAACTTATTCGGAATAAAAGAGACAGAACTTGACGGAAAGAACGTTGAAGTCACAGGCAAAAACGGAGTTGGAAAAACTTCGATTATAGATGCAATTAAATATGCGCTAACAAACGACAGTGACCGAGACTACATCTTAAAAAAAGGCGAAACAGAGGGCGAAATCCTAATCGAAACCGATACAGGACTTTACATTGACCGCAAGAAGAGAGCCAATCAAGCTGACTACAAGTCTATCAAAGACGGAGGCAAAACGGTCAGCTCCCCAGAGGCGATGTTAAAGACAATCTTCACGCCTTTACAGCTAGATCCAGTTAAGTTTATTCGACTGTCAAAGAAGGAGCAGAATCGAGCGATTCTAGACTTAATCGAATTCGACTGGGATTTGAATTGGATAAAAGAGCAATTTGGAGAGATTCCGCCAGACGTCAACTACGAGCAAAATATTTTGCAAGTATTAAACGACATACAGGCTGAGAATGGCTGTTATTTTCAGACGCGTCAAGATATCAACAGAGAATTGAGGAACAAAAAAGCATTTGTAGAGGAAATTGCTGAAACAATTCCAGCGAACTATGAGGCTGCAAAATGGGAGCAGTATGACCTCGGAGACACCTATAAAAGAATCGAAAAGGCAAAAGAAATCAATTCCAGGATTGAGAGAGCAAAGATTTTCAAGGACTCATATGACAACAAAGTGAGAGGCTACGAGGCAGAGAAAGAAATCCAGTTATCATCCGAACGAGAAAAAATCGCAGCGGAAAGAGAGCAGTTATTTTCTTCAATTGAACGAATGAAAGCCGAAATAAGCGCAGCAGAGGATAAACTGACAACCCTTGACGGTAAGCTGGCGGATAAAGTTGAACTTGCGGAAAGTGCCTACAGAGAGAAAGTAGCGAAGCTTGACTCTGATATGCAAGTCGCTGACGAATATATCAATAAAGATAAAGTTGATACTTCAGCGGACGAAGAAGAAGTGAGGACTGCGGAAGAAATGAAAAAGCACCTCAACGAGTTCTACAGGATGAAACGTTTACAGGAAGAATGTGAAGCTCTTGCAACAGAGTCGAACGGATATACAGAAAAAATCGAACTCGCTAGAGAGCTTCCGGGTAAGATTCTTGAAACCGCAACAATCCCTGTAGAAGGGCTGACCGTAGAGAACGGAGTTCCTTTAATTAAAGGGCTGCCTATTTCAAACCTATCTGAAGGAGAAAAGCTCAATCTGTGCGTAGATGTAGCATTGAGTAAACCGAACAACCTGCAGATAATCCTAATCGATGGAGCCGAAAAGCTTTCTGATGATAACAGAGCAAAATTGTATGAGAAATGCAAGGCTCGTGGACTGCAGTTTATCGCAACAAGAACCACTAACGGAGAAGATTTGGAGGTCAATTATCTATGATTTTAACCGCAGAGAATTATTTCAGCAAAGATGCACAGATGCAGTATTTCGGAGTATCTCAATTCAAAGCTTTTGAAAACTGCGAAGTAAGTGCGTTAGAAGAAGTTACAGGTAATTACGAGAGGGCGAAAACTACCGCCCTTCTCGTAGGCTCATATGTTGATGCTCACTTTGAAGGAACGTTAGACATATTCAAGGCACAGCACCCAGAGCTGTTAAAGAGAGACGGAACACTCAAGTCAGACTATATCAGAGCCGAGGCGATTATTAATCGAATAGAAAGCGATCCCCTCATGATGAAGTACCTACAGGGTGACAAGCAAGTCATTATGTCAGCGAACCTTTTCGGCTATGATTGGAAAATCAAGATAGACGCATATGTTCCAGACAAGCGAATTGTAGACCTCAAAATCGTTAAAGACTTCGAGCCTATATATGACCCTCGACTCGGAATGAAAGTGCCCTGGATACAATTCTGGGGCTACGACCTACAGGGTGCAATCTATCAGAGAGTCGAGCAGATTGCGACAGGACGAGCTGAACCGCTACCGTTCTACATCGTAGCGGCAACAAAGGAGCCTACGACTGATATAGCAGTAATTCATATACCACAACATATGTTAGACGCAGCGTTAAAGGCTCACGGCGTCGATGCGAAGATAGACCGATACGCACTAATTAAGTACGGTGATATTGAGCCAGATAGATGCGAAAGTTGTGATTATTGCAAGCAAACGAAGGTGTTAACGGAACCGCTAGAGTATGAACTATATGAGGAGGACAACTAAATGAATGTAAGCATAATCAAAGGACGATTGACGAGAGACCCAGAGCTCTCGTCGTTCAAAAACAGTAACGGAGATAACAGAGCAGTTTGCCGATTCTCTGTAGCAGTAAATCGAGATTATGGAGACGATGCGGACTTTTTCAACTGCTCAATCTTTGGAAAAAGAGCTGAGGTAATCGATAAGTACTTTTCTAAAGGCTCTGAAATCGTATGCCAAGGAAGAATGGAACAGAACAAATACAAAGACAAAGACGGTAACGATCGCACAACTTGGAACTTGATTGTAATGAACTTCGACTTCTGCGGAAAGAAATCAGATAACAACAGCGAACCGAAGGCGGACGGATTTGAGCAGATAGAGGAAGACGTTCCATTTTAGAGGAGAACAATAAAATGAGAGAGATAAAATTCAGAGCGTGGGATAAAGACCTTAAGAGATGGACGAATTATTCGATAGACGATGATCTACTTATGTTCTACGACAAGCACGCGGAATGTTGGGAAACTGACCAAGAAGGCAAGCGATTCATTTTGTGTCAATATACAGGGTTAAAAAATTTTAACGGAAAAGAAATATATGAGGGTGACATCGTAAGAGCGGTAGGCTTTTTTAAATGGATAGGAGTTGCAAAATATTCCGACAAAAATCAAGCTTTTGTATTTGAATGCACAGATAAGAATTATAGAGGAAACATAGTATTTATGAGTCAATTTGACCAAGGTTTCAAGATACTTGGCAACATCTATGAGAATCCAAAACTGCTAGAGGAGGTGCGCTAGATGTACCTACTAATTGATAGTCGCGAGAAACCAAAAGCAATCAATGGCATACTAAACCACTTCGCGAAGAATAACGTCAAGTACGATGTTACAAAACTCTACTTTGGCGATTATATGGACTACGCAAGACCGAATCGAGTTGTAGACAGAAAGCAGAATATAGCGGAACTAGCCATGAACTGCACACGCGATCATAAAAGGTTCAAGAGAGAGTTAGAGCGAGTTAAGGCGACGGGTAGTAAGTTAATCCTACTCGTCGAACAGAACAGTTACAAAGACGGAGAGAAGACAATAAAAGTCGAGACAATAGAAGACTTAATGCTCTGGATGGCGCCTAGAGGAGTAGTCAGAGGCGAACAAGTGTACAGGGTTCTCGTATCGTGGTGTCACAAGTACCCGTTGCGAGTCGAATTTTGTCACAAGAAGAATACAGGGCAGAGAATTTTAGAGCTATTGGAGGAGCAAGATGAGTAGGCAAAACCTAACTGAGCTAATAAAAAACCGAATAGACCTACAGTCCGTAATGGAACATTACGGTACACATTTCGAAAGTACAGGTAATGCACTCTGTCCGTTCCATTCCGATAATCATCCGTCTTTATCAATAAAAAACGAGCGATACAAGTGTTGGGCGTGCGGAGCGAGTGGTGATATGTTCGATTTTGTTCAAAATCTCTACGGTGACAGCTTTATGGAGGCTATAGAGCGAATCAATAAGGATTTAGGGCTGGGAATTAACACTAATCTTAAATCACCGAAGAACAACAAAGCCATAACCACCGCACAGCGCCAGAAATTAGCCCGAGAGGAACTAAAACAGGCTCGTAGGGCGAAAATATTAGAACTAACCGAAAAGCACCGTATCGCCTTCAAAAACGGTGATTATGAAGAGGCAAGCCGACTCGAGGAAATCCTTGACGACATGGTCGCATACGAGGACGAACTAGCTCGGAGCAGAAGACAACACAAGGAGGCGCGCAATGAAATTTAATGAAATAGCGACAGCCTTCTCGCTGTCTGACTTTGCGGACGGAACCGTATTCGAAGAGCTTGGATTGCGCGATAGAACAGTCAGCGAGAGGGAGGTGCTACTAGTTCAGCTCAAACAAGAGGCGAAAGAGCTTGGACTCGGAGCGAAAGCCTTTAACGCAATAGTTTCAGATTACTTGCGAGGCGAGGCGGTATCGAGTGTAGGCTCAATCGGTGGATTCGATATGCCGACTAGGTGGGTTTTAACCAGTACAGGAGAGGTACAGAAGACCACTATGGAGCTTGCATGCAGTCACCCGATATATATATCAAAACGATTTATTGATTGTCTTACAGGCGAAATAAAGCTCGAAATAACGTATTCCAGAGATTCGGAACTAGAACGGCTACAATCGTTCATCGTTCCGAAGTCAAGAATCACCTCATCACAGAGCATTGTTGCACTAGCGAATAAGGGTGTGTCTGTATCGAGCACTAATGCGGCTCTACTAGTCAACTATTTACAAGACTTCGAAGATACGAACTTCGATAGGATTCCAGAGATTAAGAGTATCAACCGTTTCGGATGGATTGGCAAAGATTTTTCACCGTATGTAGACGGCATTGAATTCGATGCAGACGACAACTATCCAGAGTTAGAGCAATGCGTGACGAGACCGAGCGGAACTATTGAGGATTGGAAGGAAGTCGTCAAGGCTGTCAGAAAGGCCCATAAGATAGCGCCAAAGGTCGCACTAGCCGCATCGTTCGCATCAGTGCTAATAGAACCATTAGACGCACTACCGTTCTTCGTTCACTTCTGGGGCGCATCTGGAGGCGGTAAAACTGTATCGCTAATGTTGGCCGCATCGGTATGGGGAAAGCCCGACGTCGGATCATACATTAAGACGTTTAATTCGACCAAAGTCGCACAGGAAATCCTGGCGTCTACCCTATATAGCATGCCCGTTATATGTGATGAATTGCAGATTAAAGCGGGAGCGAGTGACAACTTCGACAGTTTGATTTACGAACTATGCGAAGGCTCGGGAAAAAGTAGATCTAACAAACAACTCGGAATTCAAGCCTCTAGGAATTGGCGAAACTGCTTTATATCGAGCGGAGAGCAACCAATCACAGGCGAGCTGAGTGGAGGCGGTGCGAAAAACCGTGTGTTTGAAATCGAATGCCAGGACGACCTCTTCAGCGACCCAATGAAGATAGTTGAGGCGGTCAAGTCGAATTACGGACACGCAGGGCGAGAGTTTGTAGAGGCATTAGATACCAAGACACGCAAGAAGATTAAATCAGCTCAGCAGTCGGTATTTGCTGAATATAGCGAAAAGGGATTTACGGACAAACAAGCCCTTGCAGCATCGATTGTAGTTGTGGCAGAGGCATTCTACAGCACAATAATTCTAAACGAACCGCCGAGCTTTGATGCAGAGGACCTAGAACCTTATATCGCAACGCATGACGACGTGTCGCAGGACTTGAGGGCGGTTGAGTGGCTAAATGATTGGATTGCTGAGAACTGGAACAAATTCGATGAGAACGTACCAGACGTGTACGGAGTAGCAGATTCAGCAGACACAATAGACATCATCGCTTCGAAATTAAGAGCAGATTGCCAGAAAGTAGGCATTAATTATAAAAGGCTTGTGTCGTATTTGGATAAGAGAAATGCACTAGTTACGAATCCTGGACGAAAAGACAAAATTGTGAGAATCGGAGCAAGTAGACCAAGGTGCATATCAGTCAAAAAGGATTTTATATGGGCTAGAGAGAAAGAATTGTCACCAATGTCACCAAGTGTCACCAAAAATATTTAACAAAAATGGTGACAACAAAAACGTTGATATTTCAATGGCTATAAGTATTAAAAACATACTTGTCACCAATGTCACCAAAAATATTTACACATATATAGGAAAACAAAAAAAGTTTAAAAAACATATCTCTTATATATACAAGCAAAAAAAGTTGGTGACAACGGTATTCTTGGTACAAGTCTTGAAATAACTGCGTTACAAGGAAAAACAACTTGGTGACAGGTTGGTACAAATTGGTGACAAACTAGTCATAGTAACAAAATTAGTGATGTGTTTAGTGATAAATAACAAAATATCGAAAGAGAGGTAAAGCATGAGCAAAACGACACCTATTACGATAAAGGAATTATCGGAAATGTCAGACGAAATGATGCTAGTTGCATCTTATTGCCCTAGGAATTCTAAAAAATATGACACACGTATACTAGGGTATCGTAACGGTAGTGAACTAGTAGGGATACTCTCTGTATCGGAAAAAGAGTATAACGGACCGATTACGATTAGGTTTATAGATAATTACTTGAGTTCGTTGTTCTCACAGGCTTATCAAAAAGGAATAAATGAATATATAGAATCTGAGGTGATAAAAAATGGCTAAATGGATATTAAGCGCAGAGTCCTATGGGGCGTTTAGGCACACGAAAGAATATATTCCCGTTCCGAATCCGTACGGAGTAACAGTAATTACGGAGCGAGAGGCAATCAGAGTAATTAGCGGTTGTCGTTGGGCGACTAGAGGGCATTATGTATATGCAAGAGACCACAAGTCGATTAGGTTCGATACACTACGAGAGGCTCAGCGATATGCAGAGCAGTTGGGAGGTGCAGAATGAGGATGCATGATTTAATGGATATCGCCAATCATTACGGGCTAAAGCATCAACTTGCTAAGTGCAAGGAGGAGCTAGGCGAACTTATAGAGGCTATCGATTCAGCGAACGACGAGGCGATTATCGAAGAGATAGCAGATGTCGAGATCATGACGGAACAACTAAAGCAACTTATGTGCGCTGATAGAGTCGTGGAACTTTACAAGGACTATAAGATTGCTAGACAGCTTAGAAGGATTGCAGAGGGGCCTTCGTTGAAAAATCCAGAAAACTGTAAAGAATTATATGAAGCGGGCAAAGACTTTTCTGAAGGCATGAGGCAGGGCATATTGAGCACATTGAAATTAAAGGAGCAGAGTCATGAGTGCGATAACTAGGAGGATTGTATGAGAGATTATCAACGAACAAAAAATAATAAATATGTTTTACCTCAAACTGTTTATTTACAAGCTATATATAAAATAAGGGATTATGATAGAATGGTATTAGAATTAGAGCGAGCACTAGAGTCTAGCCCAGAGCCTTCTGACGGAATGCCAAAAGGAACTGGAACAAGCAATCCCACAGAAAGGGCGGTCATAAAGCGGTCAAAGTACCTTAATGATGTTGCGGTGATAGATAAGTGCTTTAATACCGTGCCTAATGAATATAAAAAAGGTGTGTGGAATAACATTGTGTTTCGCGAAAGATTTCCAGATGATGCGGCTAGGAGCACTTATGGAAATTACAAGGCATTGTTTATTTTCGAGGTGGCAAAAGAGTTGTGTTTGATCTAAGAAAAGGGAAAGATATGTCAAAATCAGAAATATATGCAAAACGTGATGGGATTGCGATTACTACAGAGATGAGAGGATATGGTGGGAGATATTGCGAACGCCCAGTATATTTAGTGCCTTGTCAAAAGTGCGGTACTAAGTTGCGAAAGGTTACGTATAATCCTAGCAAAGAATATTTATGTGATTACTGCAAGCTTGAAAAAAAGCGCAAAGAGGAGGCAATAGAACAAGAAATTTGGGATTTGATAAAAACACCAAAAGAGCAAACCTTTGATAAAGCTGTTGCAAAACTTTATAAACAAGTTAAGAATTTTGATTCTTATAAAGAGGCGATTGAAATTGCAAAAAAGAGAACTGAGCGATATGACAGTATACCAGAGGTATTGGTGGCGATTGAATTAATTAAACTTGGATATTCTATTATTCCGCAACAGAAAGTTGGTCGATATAGAGTTGATTTTGCAATCCCGGCAGAGAAGTTGATTATCGAGGTTGACGGGGGTTTATATCACCCTGATGGGCCTAAAGCGGGCAGGGACGGAGATATACAGTTAAGTTTGGGGCTAGATTGGAAAATTTTGCACATACCCGCTGAATGGATCTCAAATCACATAAAAATGTTAAAAAAAGTCATTATTGCAGGAACTTCGGACAACAGGGAAAAATAAGTGTGATATTATATAGACTGAAAAGAGTATATGATATACTCAAGCAAAGCTAGAGAGGAGGGGTAAAAACTCCTCACGGCATCGCTTGAAACAAAGCCATTTAAAGTCAAACTTAATAAGGATTTACCCGATGCCAGATGGTGTCGGGTTTTCTTTGTACCTAAAAAGGAGGTGATGTACTTGAAGTTAACAATAAAACAACAGCGATTCGCAGATGAGTACATCATCAGCGGTAATGCGACAGAAGCGGCAATGAAAGCAGGATATGCGAAAAAAGCTGCTTATCAGCAAGGAGCGGAGAACCTCAAGAAACCTCATATTCGGGAATATATCGATGAAAGACTTGAGACAATTAACTCAGCGAAGATAGCGGATCAGATGGAAGTGCTACAGTATCTAACGTCTGTTATGAGAGGCACGTCTCAAAGCGCAGTAGTCGTCATAGAGGGCGATGGTGATGGGGTGTCGTCTGCTAGGCTCATGGACAAGACTCCAGACGAGAAGGAAAAGCTAAAAGCAGCGGAGCTACTTGGTAAGCGTTACGGTGCATTTACTGACAAGGTCGAAGTCGGTGCAGATTTAGAACTAAACGTCAAGGTGGACTATGGCGACGGCAACGATTAAGGCTAACAGGATTTTCCGAGAACCGAATCAGTCACGCAAGCGGTACATCGTTATGCGAGGCTCTGCGGGTTCGGGAAAGAGCATGGACACTGCACAGCATTACATACTGCGATTATTATCCGATAAAGGGCGCAATCTCCTATGTGTTCGTAAAGCTGATGTTACCAACCGTGACAGTACATTCGCAGAACTACAGGCGGCGATATGGCGAATACATGGCGATTCGTGGGAGAAGTACTGGCGAGTTAACAGCTCTGCAATGATTATTGAGTGCCTCATCAATCAGAATCAAATACTCTTCAGAGGGATGAACGATGAAAAGCAACGCGAGAAACTCAAGTCGATTACGTTCAAGAGAGGAAAGCTCACAGATGTATGGATTGAAGAGGCTACGGAGCTTACACAGGCAGACTTCGAAATCATAGACGATAGACTTAGAGGCGAATTGCCAAGCGGACAGTTTTATCAGATTCGCCTTACGTTCAATCCTGTATCGGCTCATCACTGGATAAAGGCACAGTTCTTTGACCGAGAAGACGCGGACGTGTTAACTCACAAGTCAACGTTCAAGGACAATCGATTCATTGACGAAGCATATTACAAGCGAATGGAACGACGCAAGAAAGTTGATCCAGAAGGTTATCAGATATACGGACTAGGTAATTGGGGCGAGACTAAAGGGCTCATATTACACAATTACGAGGTCAAAGAAATATCAACAAACTACGAAGATTACGACTACGTTGCAATTGGGCAAGACTTCGGATTCAACCACGCCAACGCAATATACCCATACGGCTACAAGGACGGCGATATATATGTGTTACCTGGATTGTACGGACACGAGAAGGACACAGCGGAGTGGATACAAGAGGCTAACAAATTTCCTGAGCTTAAGACGCGTGACATGTGGTGTGACTCCGCCGAGCCTGACCGAATTAAAATGTGGCGTAAAGATGGATATAGAGCTAGGGCAGTTAGTAAAGAACCTAACTCGGTTAAGGCGCAGATTGATTGGATAAAGGGAAATCAAGACGGAGGCGAAATCGTCAAGAGGATGATTTATATTCATCCGTCAAATGTGAATTTTATACGTGAAATAGGACAATGGAAGTGGAAGTATGATGATAAACGTGGCATTTATCTCGACGAGCCAGTTCCGTTTTTTGATGATGCAATGGCATCGATGAGATATGGCATAGAGGGATGGCGTAAACCTAAACTAGCCAAGGTTAAAACATTCAAAGGAGGCATCTAGTGGCAAAGGATAGACCTTACAAGTTACCAACACCAATAACAAGAGACGCAAGAGTGTTGGAGCAAGGCATCAAGATGGACTTAATCAATGAGTGTATAGAGGAGCACAAGGCAATGCTCCCGAGATACGAGTATTTAGAAAATCTATACCTCGGATTCCACAACATTTTTAAGCGTCCTGAAAAAGATGATTGGAAACCTGACCACAGATTAGCGGTAGGATTCCCACGTTATATCGCTGATACATTTATCGGCTATGCATACGGAAAACCTATAAAGCTACAGAGTCCCGACGAGGAATTCGAAGAGGCTTTACAGGTTTTTGGCAAAAGAAATGCAATCAGAGACCATAACAAGGAGCTCGCAAAATCTGCTTGCAAGTATGGTCATGCGTTTGAATACATGTATCAGAACGAGGAGACGGAAACTAGAGTAACTAAGTTCACCCCTAGGCAGATGTTTATAGTGTATGACGATTCCGTAGCAGAGAGAGCATTATTCGCTGTTAGATATGGTCGTCATGGACTTAAGAGTAAAACTCCTGGAAAGATATACGGAGAGATACTCACACCGAGCGAGATCATACCATTCGACAACGACAAACTAGGCGAGGCAGTAATTAATCCATACGGCAAAATCCCCGTTGTTGAATGGAAACTAAACGAGGAACGCATAGGACTATACGAGCCCGTTGCGGGATTGGTTGAGACTTACAACGCAGCACTAGGTGAGAAGGCTAACGATGTTGAGTCATTCGCAGAGGCGTACCTTGCTATTATGGGCGCCGAACTTGACGAGGATGGAATCAGACACATTAGAGACAACCGCATTATTAACCTATACGGCACTGACAATGCGAAGGACGTGCTCGTTCAGTTTTTACAGAAACCAACTGCGGACGGAACGCAAGAGAATTTACTTGATAGGCTCGAGACTCTTATATATGAGACTGCTATGGTCGCTAACATATCGGATGAGAGTTTCGGAAGTGCAACAAGTGGTACAGCTCTTGCCTATAAACTACAGGCGATGTCTAATCTAGCCGAGTCGTTCGACGGTAAGGCTGAGAAAAGTATACGCAAAAGGCTCAAGCTCTTCTGCACTCTATCAACTAACACGACTAATCCAGGTGCGTACGAAGACGTCGAGATCACATTTACAAGAAACGTACCAAAGAACCTACTTGAAGAGGCTCAAACTGCTGCGCAACTCTCGGGCATCGTGTCGCATGAGACACAGCTAAAAGGCTTGTCGATTGTGGATAATGCCAAGGCGGAGCTTGAGAAGATTAAGAACGAGGATAGCGAGCTCTCGTCGGTAATTGACAAGGCATTTACAGGTGATAAGTAATGGGCAATACTCCTAGTAATATCTATTGGCGTGTAAGAGAAGAGCAACAGCACAAGAAGAACCTACAAGAGTCTGCCAAGCACGACAAAGAGCTTGAGAAGATATATAGGTCAATGCAGGTATCTATACAAAAGGATATAGATGCGTTCTATACACGATACGCGACCAAAGAGGGCATCAGCATGGCTGAGGCTAAAAAGCGAGCTGACAAACTCGATATAGAGGCATATGCAGAGAAGGCAAAGAAGTATGTCGCTACTCATGACCTCAGCGAAAGAGCGAATACCGAAATGCGCCTATATAACATGACTATGAAGGTTAACAGGCTTGAGCTGTTAAAGGCTAATATCGGAATGGAGCTCGTCGAGAAGTTCGAAGATATGAACGACTACATGGACGACAAGCTAACGGAACGCACCACAGAAGAGCTGAAGAGGCAAGCGGGTATACTAGGCGGTTCAGTTTACAAGTCCGAAGAAATGGCTGCGTCTATCGTCGGTGCATCGTTCCACAGCGCTACGTACTCCGACCGTATATGGGCGCACCAGGATCAACTTAAGTACGAATTACATAGATTACTCACTGTAGGGCTGATTCAAGGTATAAATCCAAAGAAACTAGCTAGTGACGTGGCTAAAACATTTGGGGTGTCGCTCCGAAATGCACAGAGGCTAATGCGTACAGAAATGGCGCGAGTTCAGACTGATGCGCAATTTGAATCATACAAGCGGAACGGTTTCGAGTTTTACCAATACCATACGTTAGGGGCACAGGCTTGCCCTATATGTCGACCGCTAGACGGTAAGATATTCAAGGTTTCAGAAATGCTAATAAGCGAAAACGCACCGCCTATGCATCCTAACTGCAGGTGTAGCACATCTGCTAGTTTGGGGCCAGAGGGCGATGTGAATTATGCGAAAAGCTTTGATGATTCCATAAAGCAAGATGTACACGAATCAATGTGGATTTATTCTCTAGAAGATGCAAGAAAAGAATTGTTGAAAAGTCCTGTGGGAATTGATACAATCAATGCAATTAAAAACAGCGATGTTATTATTAATGTTATTAATATGCGTATGCATCCAACAGGGGCTCGTGGAGAACAATTTGGCAACAGAATAGATATCTACGCTAGGCAGTGTCAGAATAAACTTGTTTTTTCGCAAACAATTGTGCATGAAATGGCACATCACCGATTCGGCATAGGAGAATGTCAACATGCGGAAGCGATATGTTTCGCGATGGAAAAAATGCACAAGGAACGCAGAGATTACTTGAAACCGAATGAGTGGGAGTATGTTAAGAAACTCGCGCAGGACACTTATCCAGAGTTAAAATGGGAGGAAGGAGGATATGGAAACTATGAACAATTTGATTTTGTTAGAGACAACAAAAGCATCTGATCGAGTGCCGTGTTCTCATTGTCACAAAGGATACTGGGTGCCAAGCAACCCTAAGGCTGAATACAATTCGTGGTTTACTTGCAGCCATTGTGGCACTAAGCGACACATAGAGCGCAATGTGACTGTAGAATAGAAACAGAATAATGGAACGTACTCGGGTGACCTTCGGGCCCCGAGTCTTTTTATTGAGGTTGGTAAATGATACATGTGAAAGTTAATAACTACTCTGTGGAGGTGAATGGTCACGCGGGATATATGCCACATGGCTCGGATATCGTTTGTGCTGGCGTATCTGCTTTATATCAAACATTAGAGCAGTCAGCCGAGGAATTAACCGACGGCGACTATAAAACCTCGTCAGAGACAGGATATGGGCGAATCTGCCCTATAGGTGAAGTGAGCAATGAGTACAAGTTACTCGTTAGCTCTTTTTTAATTGGCGTAAATGGGATTGCGTCGAGCTATCCCGATTATGTAAAAGTTATAACTAATTAGACCAAGCATTGAAGTCTCTAAACTCAATGGAATTACATTGTTAAGCATTGCAACATTAAAAACATGGAGGAAAGAATTATGCTAAACGAACTAAAGAGATGGGAGCTACAGTTATTTGCTGATGATGGCGAAGACGTTGGCGGAAGTGACGGAGTAGACAAGGGCGATGAGCCAAAGAATACTACTCCGAGTAGTAAGGAGCCCGACAACAAGAACGCGGGAGATGATGTTAAGAAGTACACAGACGCTGACGTTAACGCCCTTATCGACAAGAAGTTTGCGAAGTGGCAAAAAGACCAGGAAAAGAAACTCGCAGAGGCTGAAAAGCTAGCGAAGATGTCCGAGGCGGAAAAACGCGAGCACGAACTTAAGGAGCTACAGGAGGAAAACGAAAGACTAAAGAGTCAGCAGACTTTATCAGAGATGCGCTCTACGGCCTCTAAACTGCTCAAGGAAAAGAACGTAAGCGCAACATCCGACATGCTCGACTTCGTAGCGACATCCGACGCAGAGGAGACTAAGGCGAACATTGAGAAGTTCGTTAGTATCATCGAAGCGGCAATTAAGGCGGCCGAGGTGGAAAGGAATACGGGCAAAACGCCTAAGAGTTATAAAGAGCCTAGACAGACGAATGAGTTTGAGCAGAGGCTCGCGAAGTACAAGAAGAGATAAGGAGAACAATCATGATTAAGTACAATCTACAGATGTTCGCTGACGGTGAGAATCAGAACCAGTCAGTTAGAAGTTACACTAAGGAGTTCAAGGACTTCATCGAGGCAGTATTCGGTGCAAGAGCTTACTTCAGAGACTTCTTCGTAAACGATGAAATTGAGGCACTAGACGGAGTATCTAACGGAGCTACAGCATTCTCAGTTAAGACCTCCGATATTCCAGTCGTTGTCGGTGAGTACAGCAAGGACGCCAACACTGGCATGGGAACAGGCACAGGAAAGTCTAGCAGATTCGGTAACAGAACCGAGGTAATCTACAAGGATATCGATGTTCCTTACACTTGGGGCTATACGTTCCACGAGGGACTAGACAGACACACTGTTAACAATGACCTAGACAGCGCCGTTGCTGACAGACTAGAGCTACAGGCTAATGCTAAGATGAGCAAGTTCGACAAACAGCACGGAAAGTTCATCTCTGCTAACGCGGGCAAGTCAATTGCTGGCGGTGTGAAGGTGACAAAGGACAACGTTGTTGACGTGTTCAATGAGCTTTCAAAGCACTTCACTAACATCGGAGCTGTAGGTGTTAAGAAGGCTAAGGTAACACCAGATGTTTACAACGCAATTATCGACACAGGGCTTGCGACCACAGCTAAGGGTGCTGATATCAACATCAGTGATAATGTAATCACCAAGTTCAAGGGATTCGTCATCGATGAGATTCCAGATGCTCTGTTCCAGACAAAGGAAGTTATCTATGCGTATGTTGAGCACTGCGCTAAGGCTTTCGCTGGAATCGAGACAGCAAGAACTATCGAGTCGGAGGACTTCGACGGACTCGCTCTACAGGGAGCAGGTAAGTGCGGAGAGTACATCCCTAAAGATAATGCCAAGGCTGTTGCGAAGGTAACTGTTACAGGCGCATAGAATTTAGAGCGGGGCACTTCGTCCCGCTTTATCTATTATTAAATCAATTGAAGGAGGTACGTTATGTACAGCGTTATAGAGAGTTTTCACGACCTAGAGGATTACAAGGACACTAAATCGGGTAGAGTTTATCAAGAGTACGCAGAGGGCGACATTTACCCTAGAGACGGAGTAAATCCTACACCAGAGAGAGTAGAGCTACTCGCTAGTTACGAGAACGCACTAGGTACGCCACTGATTAAGTCGGACTCTGATTTCTTCTCAGCGGACGAGGCTGAACCTACTGAAGAGGTTACAGAGGCTGAACTTACTGAAGAGAAGTAGGAGGCAGTAATGCTAGATGAGATTAAGAAGTTGCTCAGTTTCACCGACGGAGACAACGACGAACTAATTAACACGATCGTGTCGCTTGTTGAGAGCAGACTAAAGCATCTCATCGGAGCTGACACGGTACCAGAGTCATTGCAGTACATTGTTGTGGAGGTGTCTATATCACGTTTCAACCGTATTGGTTCGGAGGGCGTAACTTCACACGATGTAGAGGGCGAAAAAATGACCTGGAGCAATGATGATTTTAAGCCTTATATGTCCGATATCGAGAAATTTTTAAACGCACAAAAGAACACCACTAGAGGGAGAGTGAGATTCATATGAGGTACGATACACCTATGTATCCAATGGTTAATAATGGTACATCGTACAGCTACGAGTCGGGGGATTACTCCGACGCAGAAATACCAGAGAAGGCAGTTATGGCTAGTATCATAGCCATGCCTGATGAGGTGATGAGGTGGATATTTGGTGAACTAAAGCAAGATTGCCTAATAGCGCATACGCCGATAAATTACCACCAATCTAATGGGCTAGAACTTGAAAAAGTTCAGATTGGCACGAAGTTCTACAAGGTCGTTAAGATGCGTAGACTCCGCCGTAAGTGCGTATATTATTTGCAGAGGATATCATAATGGGAATTAAACTCATTGGGGCTAAAGAGCTTGAAAGAGCGTTGCTAAAGAAGGCGAAATTGACCGCAGTCAAAAACACAGTTAGAGACTGTGGAGCAAAACTACAGTCGGGGGTACAAGATGGTGCACCTGTAGATACAGGAACACTGAAAAGGAGTGTTACTCTCGAGATTGAAGAGGATGGACTGAAGGCGGTTGTAGGTCCTCACACCGAATATGCTGCGTATGTTGAGTACGGTACGAGGTTCATGCAAGCACAGCCTTATGTTAGACCATCCTACGAAGAAGTTAAATCAGAATTTAAATCAAAAATGGAGGAATTGGTACGATGAGAGACCCAGGGCAGATAGCATTTTGCCGTATTAGGAAAATAATCGAAGATAATTTTGGAAAATTCGCTACATATGACACTGTTCTGCCCGAAGTTGGAACATCTTATCCATTCTTTTACATTGGCGAGTCATTCCAAAGTGACGAACTACTAAAGAATAGTGTTGTAGGCACTATCAATCTAACGGTTCATTATTGGACTGACCAAGTTAGAGCTAGAGGTAAAGCTGTCGAGGAGATGCGCAAATTCAAATCAGCACTATACGAGAGCGAAAATACTCTCGAAAATGAAGATGAGAATGCCCAGAACGATGAAACCAAAGTACACTTTTTACGCGCAAATTCAAGGATACTTGCCGACAACTCTACCGCCGTTCCGTTATTGCATGGAGTTATTGAACTCTATTTTTCATTTAGTTAGGAGTAAAGAATTATGAAATACAACCTACAGATGTTCGCTGAAACTGTATCAGGTAAGAAACTAGTGTATCTGTTCCGCATTCTCAAGAACGCAGCAACTGCGAAGGGAACTATGCTAGCTTTCACGACAGAGAACAGCAGAACTAAGTCAAAGGATGCGGATTCCAAGGCTACCAAGGACGGCACTGTTAGAACACCTGGGCAGTCCGAGGTGGAAATCTCCGCAACCTCTCTCCTATCGAAGGGAGATACATTCGTATCACAGCTCGAGGATGCACTAGACAACGACGATATCGTCGAGGTTTGGGAGGTTAACCTAGAGGAGAAGGGCTCGGGCGTTAACAAGTTTAAGAGCAGATACTTCCAGGGATACCTCACAGAGGTTGAACTCTCATCTGATGCAGACGAGAATGTAGAAGTGTCGCTTAAGTTCGGTATTAACGGTGCTGGCGTCGTTGGAGATGCAACTGTTACAACTGAACAGCAGAAGATGGCGGCTTACGTGTTCAAGGACACTACACAGGGCGCATAATCGATTCGTTTACAGGCTGAGGGCGTTAATTCGCCCTCGTTTTATTTTACCCAAAATAGGAGGTATCACATGGAAATCACAATTAAAGGGCAGTTATACCCATTAAGATTCGGTCTTAAATTCGTTAAAGAGGTTAACGGCAGAGAAATGGCACCAGTTGACGGACTTATCGGTGTTGAACAGGGCATCGGACTAAACCTGATGATCGCGAATATCATTGACGGCTCTATTGAAGATTTAGCGAGTGCAATTATGACCGCTAACAAGACTGAGGAGCCACGAATTAAGGAAGACGACCTACTAGAGTTCCTAGAGGATGATGCTACCAATATCGATGAAGTATTTGAGAAGGTACTAGGTTTTTTCGAGAAAGCCAACTGTACAAGGAAGATGTTCAAAAATGTGCAGAAGTCCGTGGAGACAGCACAGAAGTTACAGGAGGCAGAGCTCAAGGCGAGACTAGAGGGTCAGAATTAGCCTTTGATGCCGACAAGCTCTATAGCGATATAGCTATTGATTGCTTTCGTCGGCACGGATTCACGAGTTTTGAGCAAGTTGACCGCCTAACGTTCCCCGAATATGAAATCATGACGAAGGCCTATAGGTTACGCATGGTAGACGAGGACTATAGGGCGCATCAACTAGCATACCTCTCTGTAATGGCTAAGGCGGAGAAGAAGAACGGACGACCTGTATATAAGACGTTCAAGAGCTTTTTCAACTATGAAGAGGCTATACGTAAGGTTCTCGATGAACCGAAGAAGACCGAGAGTAGGTTCGCTTCTCTCGGCAAGTATTTAAAAGAAAGGGGCGAATAATGGAGAATTATTCAGTAACCGCCGTACTTAGTGCGCGTGACTCACTATCGCCCAAGCTCAAGGGAGTAGCGGGCTTGCTCAACTCCACGGGCGGAATGGTCAAGGCTGGGCTCGGGTTCGGTGCACTATCAAGAATAGGTGGCTCTGCAGTCGCCTCTCTTGGTAGAAATATCAAAGGACTAGTTAACGAGATCAATGAGACCAATGCGACCTGGAAAACATTTACAGCTAACATGCAAATGTCGGGAATGGGTAAGGCGCAGATTAATAGGACTAAGAAAGACCTACAGAGCTTTGCAGCAAAGACTATCTATTCATCCAAGGATATGGCTAGCACCTACGCACAGCTCTATGCGGTAAATAAAAAGACCACTACAGGAGTTGTAAAGGGTTTCGGAGCGGTTGCGGCCGCATCTGAAAATCCAAGGCAAGCTATGAAAACTTTATCGACACAGGCTACACAGATGGCGGCAAAGCCAACGGTAGCGTGGCAAGACTTCAAACTAATGCTCGAACAGTCGCCCGCAGGATTGTCTCGCGTAGCCGCGAAAATGGGTATGACTACGAAAGAGCTCGTTGCTAATGTGCAAGCGGGCAAAGTCAAGACTGAGGACTTCTTCAAGGCTATGGAGAAGGCGGGTAATGACAAGTCGCTCCTTGCTATGGCGCAACAGTATAAGACTGTTGGCGAGGCGGTGGAAGGACTGAGGGCGACTCTAGCAACTAGATTAGCTCCCGCGTTCGATGTTATCAGTAAGGCGGGTGTCGGTGCTATATCGGGAGCGATGGCGACACTATCGTCAAGGCTCGAGATCGCATCTAATTCCTTCAAGGGAGTCGGCACTGCATTTTCAAAAGCCTTTAGTGCAGTTGGCAAGAGTATCGCAAAGATAACCAATAGCAAGAGCGCAGTTGATGCGTTTAAGAAGAGCATGGACGGTCTTGCTCGTTCAGCTAAAGGGGCGGCGAAGTTCCTCGAAAAGCACTCCGACTCTGTTGCGTACCTAGTTACACACATTCCAGAGCTCGTAGAGGCTTTTATAGGACTTAAAATAGCCCTTAAACTAGCGGGCAAGATGAAGGCTCTCGGTACTGCCTCCGAAACGGTGGCAAGTGCATTGCCTAAGGTTGGAAAAGTAGCAGGAACTACAAGTAAAGAGATGTTAGCATCTAGCAAGGCATTCATGGCTATGGGTGCGGGAGTGCTTCTAATGGCTAGCGGATTTTGGGTCATGGCGCAAGCGGCTAAAACTCTAGCAAAAGCGGGACCATTAGCAGTCGGAGTGTTCGTCGGCATGGCTGTCGGAATCGGAGTACTAGGTGCAGGACTAGTTGTTCTGTCAAAAAACATGGCTAAGATGAGCGCGGGCAAATTAAACTCTATGTCGATTGCATTTATTGCGTTCGGTGCGGCGATTGTGCTATGCGCTACAGGAATGTTGATTCTTGCCAATGCGGCCAAGACGGTATCATCTGGCGGAGGACTTGCTGTAGGAGTGCTAGCGGGAATGGCTATCGCTATAGGATTGCTCGTAGTCGCATTCGCTAAATTCGGACCCGCTCTCGATGCAGCAATACCCGCTATGCTCACGTTCGGCGCAATGGTGCTGATGATTGGCGGTGGCATATGGCTTGCGGCTAAAGGTATAGCGGCGGTTGTAACAGCTATATCGGGGCTCGTTGAATCAGTAACGGGACTTATAGGGGCTCTGCCTGTAGCGGCGCAGTATGGCATGCAAGCGGCGGCGGGGATAGCTCTAGTTGGTGTTGCGTGCGTTGCGGCCGCAATCGGAACTGTAGCGCTCGGAGTTGCTATGCTAGCATTCGGCACAATGGCGCTCGGAACAGGAGCAATGCTAGTCGGTGCGGGAGCAATGGCACTAGCGGGAGGCGTTATGTTCCTCATGTTCGGCATCATGGTAGGCTTGGCGGCGGTCGGCGTTGCAGTCCTATCGTTAGCCCTTAAAGCGGTTAATGTGTCGATGAGATCAATTGCTAATAATGCTAGAGCCTCTGCATCAGCATTAGTAACTATGGTGGGCTCAATCAACATAGTTAAGTCGGGACTAAGTGCTATAGGCTCTGCAGCAAGCTCGGCAATGAGTCAGCTCAAGTCGGCATTTAGCAACGCATCTGCAGGAGCAAAGAGTGCGGGCGCATCGGTTGGTAGTAACTTCAGCAACGGTCTATTTAGCGGGCTAAATTCCGCTGTATCGGTCGCAAGAAGTATGAGCAATACAATTAGGTCGATACTACACTCTGCGGGCAGTGGTGCTTATTCTGCGGGTGTATACATAGGTGCTGGACTTGCTAACGGTATGGCGTCACAAGTGGGCAGAGTAAGGAGCATAGCTACGACTCTATCTAACGCAGCGGATGTCGCTATCAAGAAGGCACAGATAATTCGCTCACCTTCGCATAAGCAATTCGACAACGGTGCCTATATAGGTCAAGGACTTGTTAACGGTATTAAGAGCAAAATTAATGCTGTTCGCTCAATGAGTTCACAGATGGCTAATGCGTTCTCGCCACAGATGGAAATGGCGGGGATGAGTGGTAACTGGGGACTAAATGACGAGTACAACTACAGTTCGCAAGCCCGTTACGAGGTGCATGTACATAGCGAGATTGACGGCAGAGAAGTTGCGTATGCGACTGTTGACGATCTCACTGCTCTACAGGCGAGAAATGAGAAGAGAGACCGCAGACGAAAGGGAAGGTTTTAATCATGTATAAATTTACGGATACGATAAATAATCAGACCTCTGCGGTTAGACCTAACGAGGCAATGTCGATTAATGGTAGGTATATCGAGGATATAATACCTGGATATAGGACACTAACGGTACAGGGGCGGGAACTTCTCGCCTCTGACCTTACTACCGCGGAGATAGCCTCTAGAGATGGCTCAATCCTCAAGAATAGGCGATATCCGTCAAGGTCGATAACTATTACCTATCAGCTAATTTGTGCCGACAGCGGAGCATTTCGAACCGCATACGACAAATTGAATGAGTTACTTAATACAACCAATGCAAAGATTATATTTGCAGACCAGAACGACCGATTCTATATCGGAACTCCAAGGAACTGCGGAGACGTGCCAACAGGTCGCAACTCCGTAGTAGCTGATTTTGAGATACTTTGTCTAACACCGTTCAAATTCAGCACGAGCGAGTACACGGTACAAGCTATTAATGGAGTATTTAATGTTAACTACAACGGCACCGTTCCTAGTTCGCCTCTGTTCTCCGTTGATTTTGCACAAGCAAGGCATGGAGAGAGTGGCTACGTAGTGTTTTCGGATGCGCAGAGCCACGTTATACAGCTAGGTGACCCGAAGGAACTCGATACAACCTCCCATACGGAGAGTGAGACACTCATAGACGATAAGTTTAACGAGGCAACACTTGGAAGTTGGAGCAAGAATGTCGGCAAGTCGCACGAAGGACACCTATATCAAGGTGCGTGGCAGGTCAAGGAGTCGGGCGGTAAGTACATAACACCGCTGAATTACGGTACGAACACGAGCGCAGAGCTTAGCGGTCCATCTGTAACTAAAGAGATACCCGCTGATAGTTCGGGTGTTAAAGGTGCAAAGAACTTCGAAATGTCCTACTACCTCGTGTGGTCACTGAATGATAGCTGTGACCCTCGTTGCCTCGGAACATATGAGTGCATGATACACGACGACAGTGGTAATGTTGTTGCGGGAGTTGAGCTACTTAAATGGTACTCGGGCACTGCAGCGAATGCGAAGATATACGCAGGGGGCAAGTATGTACACTACTTCGAGTTTGATGCGGGGTACTTCTCCGATTGGTTCGGGTTCGGTTACTCAGGACATCCGCCAGTAAGGACTATATCAATTAATAAGATTGGCGATCAGTTCCGATTTAACATAGCGGGTCGCATTTTATCCTACACGGTGCCAGAAGGCAAGGACATGAAGGCAACTAAGGTTACATTTGCCTCTACCAAGTATAGAGGTATGGGCGATACCTACCCGCCTATGCTTAACTATCTATTCTGGATGAAGTTCAGAAAGACCAACGTTGAGAAGTTCGATGACATCCCTAATAAGTTCGCTAGGGGCGATAATCTCGTAGCTGATTGCTCTGACGGTTCTATAAAGGTTAATAACCTTCCTAGACCAGATTTAGGGGCTCTAGGCAACGACTGGGAGACATTGAAGTTAGTACCAGGGCAGAACAGAATAAACTTTGCTTGTTCTGCGTTCACAACGGATAAGCCTACCGCAAAGCTGACCTATAGGGAGGTGTTCCTATGATTATCTACTTTGCCGATAGGAAAATGCAGATACTTGGGCAAGCATCCACTAATCTTAATGACGGTATTTTCATCGTCGACGATAGCAAGACCGAGTATGTATCTAACGGAGTTGTTATATTCGAGGCTACTGTATGCTATGGCGATACCGCTGTAAAGGATATGCGAAAGCTCTGTACAGCGGGTAATTATTTACTTCGCAAGCATAACGCAGAAAACGAGTTTTACACCATTATCGACCGAGAGTTCAACGAGGAGAATAGGGAAGTCACCCTATACTGTGAAGACGCAGGAATGGACCTCTTGAACACCATTGCCGAAAAGTACGAGGCGTCTCAAGCATATACCGCTGTCGGATATATTGAAGAGTGGATACGTGGTACAGGGTTTGAAATCGGAGTAAATGAAATATCGAACCTAAAACGCAAGCTAAAGTGGGACGGGGAGAGCACCGTAGCCGAACGTATCGCATCAATTGCGAATCAGTTCGATAATGCAGAGGTGTCCTATTCGTTCGAAGTCGAGGGAATGGCTGTAAAAAGGCTACTAATTAACCTCTGGAAGAAAAGAGGCAAGGACGCGAAGGTACAGCTCCGTCTTGGTCGTGATGTAAAGAATATACGCGACAAAGAGTCCGTACAGACCCTCGCAACAGCATTGCGAGTTACGGGCGGAACTGCAGAGGGTGGCAGTGAGCCTATAACACTAGAGGGGTATAGCTACGATGATGGTGATATACACACAGACGGCAAACTACTCAAGTCGAGGAGCGCAGTAGCTAAATGGGGAAGTACCTGGAGCAACGGCAAGCATATTGAACGTACATATAGTTTCGAAACTACATCACAATCAGAGTTATGTGCTCATGCGGTGACGGAACTTAAGAAGTTATCTAGTCCGACAAAAACATACGAGGTCGATATAGTAACTATGCCCGACAACCTATCTATAGGCGATATAGTCTATATTGTGAGTGACAAGGGAGAGTTATATATATCAAGTAGACTGCTCGAGCTCAAGACCTCTGTATCGGGCAAAAAGATTGAGGCTAAACTAGGCGACTTCGTAGAGGAGGATAGCGGGATTGATGACCAGGTTAGGTCACTCGCTGACAAGCTAGCGAACATTAACACCTCGCCAGGATCAACAGCGAGTACTTTAAGCCTTGCCGTTGAGAGCTCCAAGGGGGTAGTGTTCACGGACACTCTAGTTGATACGACTCTTACGGCTCATGTATACAAGGATGGGCGAGAGTTAACCGCTAGCGAAGTAGCTAACGTAGGCAAGGTTGTATGGTATAAGAACGGAGTCAAGGCGCATGAGGGTACATCC